CATTTCGTCTGAGATGTTACCACCTTTAACTAATTTGATTAATCTATTGTATCTTTTTTCTATATTCTCTAGTCTTTCTTTCTCACTTTTCACTTCATCTATCTTAGCCTCATTGTTAGCTGCGAGTGTTACTGCAGAGACTTCATATAGTTTTACTTCTTTTAAATATCTTACTTGCTTTTGATCGTCATACTCTTTTACGATTGGCATAATGCCTACTGAGTTTTCTTCTATAACTCCGAACTTCATTAACTCTAAAACATCTTTTCCAAGTTGTGTCTTTGGGACTTCAGCAGTAAATGCTAGTCCTTTATCATCCTCAAAAAGTTCTTTCATAACTCCTAAAGGTTTTGTGATGTCGTGTTGATAAATATACTTGATTCGTTTTCCGTTTTCTTGTAAGGTTTTTCTATATGCTCCTTTTTCAATTATATCATCGTCACTATCCTTGTTACCAAAAATAGAACCATAACCTTTGACGATACCAGCCTTCTCATCAATATCGGCAATTGGAGCTTGTTTATAAATTATCATATTAATACAATTTTATTCCCA